AGAATTCCAACGCAACGTCGCAATGATTGCATACGGCGATGACAACATTGTTAACATTTCTGATAAAGTCATTGATATTTTCAATCAAGTCACCATTGCCGCCGGTTATGCGAAATTTGGGATGACGTATACCGATGAAGCCAAAAGTGGAGAGCTTATTCCATTTCGTTCGCTCAGTGATATCAGCTTCCTCAAGCGAACGTTTCTTCGCGACCCAGCTGGAATGTACCGTGCCCCTCTTTCTCTGGAGACTGTGCTTGAGATGACGAACTGGATTCGAGGGGACATGGATGAAGAGGCCAAAACATGCGAAAACATGGAAACTGCAGCTTTCGAGCTCAGTCTCCACCCAGACGCGGTGTTTCACCGTTGGATTCCACAATTTCGGGCCGCCGGAGGTACGCTCGAAATTCAACCGCAGCTCATGACCCTTTCAGAGTACAGGACTTCAGTTCTTCTGAAAATGCAGGGTCTGTGTGCTGCATCTTAAATCCTTCTCCAGGGGCTTGTTCTCATTCGCCGTACGAGACAAGCAGCAAAGCCCGATGGAAGGTTGCTTTTGCAAGTGGAGAATGGGCTTTTGCTCGTTCTATTGATTAATGTGTGCCACTCAAAATCCAGGCTATTAATCCGGCGCTTTAAAGTAAGAAGCTTGACTCAGCCTTACAAGTTAGTAAACTCAAGAAGTCGCTACAAACATCGAAAATCTGTCCCCTGATACCTTGGATACTCAACAAACTACTACTTTTGCCGATGACTCTACTTTGATGGAATACTCTAAACCCATGATTTCTAAAGATTTACAGTGGTTATCAATGGGAGATGAATCTAGAATGCACTCTATTAAAGACATTTTATCTCGTCCTGTATTGATTAAGCAAGGCGAATTTATCAGTACTCCTCTCTCCGCTGAATTGGGTGGTTTTAAGTTTAAATTTCCTGACGTTATTCTCCAGAAATCTCCAAATGTCGTAGACAAGCTCAACTATTTTGCCTATTTTCGTGCCAATGTGTGTGTCCGTCTCTTGATAAACGCTACTCCATTTATGAGTGGTCGTTATTGGATGTTCTTTGCACCTTTTGATTCAACCTGTAATCGTCAGGCTATGGCTAAGCTGGGCACTTCGTTTACTCCGGGAACAGATATTTACTTTCCTAACGTTACTGGTTATCCCGGCGTTGAAATCGATCTAGCTTCTAATTCCCCTGCTCAGATAAAAATTCCCTATTGTGCTCCACTGTCTCACTATAATTTAGTAAGTACTCGAGGTAGTATGGGTGAATGTTTTATTGTCCCGTTAAACCTCATTAAGGACGGTTCCTCCTCCATTCCCGCTGGCAGCGGCGCTTCTTATTCCGTCTATGCTTGGTTTGAAGATATTGATCTTGCTATGCCTACATCTGCTCCTGTTACTGTTCCTACTCTTGATTCACTTCCTCGTGCCCAGATTGGTTCTGAGGAATCAGCTACCACTTCTAAACCTATTAGTGAGGTTGCTAACGGTGTTGCTACCACTGCTCGTCTAATGAGCGACGTTCCTGTATTTGGTCCTGCAGCTCGGGTTGTCGATTGGGTTTCAACAGCTGTTTCAGGCGCTGCTTCAACCTTTGGTTGGAACAAACCCACTGATATGGCAAAGTTGGAGTCTTTTGCGCCAATTCCTGCTAAGGGATACACCAATGCTAACGGAATTGACAATTCAGTCAAACTTTCTGCGATGCCAGATAATGGATTAACTTACTCTGATAGCGTATTTTCTAGTAAAGTTGACGAAATGGACATTACGTATATAGCTAAGAAATCTAGCATTTTTACAGATACTATTACTTGGAGTTCTGGAGCGCTGCCTGAAGCTATCCTCAATCAGTTTCCTGTTGCCCCTGGAATACTTAATAATAAATATGTAGGAAATCCAACAAACATTGTATATCCCACTACTTTAGGATATTTGGCTTCAATGTTTTCTTTCTGGCGTGGGGGTTTGACTTATCGGCTGACTGTTGCAAAGACCGCTTTCCATACAGGCCGACTTAGGATCACTTATCATGCTGGAATCAGCTCTGGAGCTTCTGTTAATTCTACATTTCAGAACGCGTATAATTGGGTTTTAGATTTGTCTGTTTCTTCGGAGATTTCTTTCACGGTTCCTTATGTGTCCAACGTTCCTTGGAAGCATGTTGTGGTTGGTAAGGAGTCTGACTTTGCAGGTAAAGAACCCACAATGACTGGATTTATAACTGTCGAGGTTCTTACTGCTTTGCGCCGTGCGAGCGATTCTGTTGCTGCTAGTGTGCCCATCAATATCTGGATTAGTGGAGCTGATGATATTGCTTTTGCCGTTCCGAATTTCGGTGACTATGCCGTGTACTCTTACCCAGTTGCTCCTACTTCACTCGATGATGAAGACTTGCCTCGTGCTCAGATTTTTAATCAAACTACTTCTGCCACTTCTCATAATGAACAAGTTCAAGATGATAGTGTTAAGGTTTTTGAAGCTCCTCCTCTTAGTCTTACTGGTTTTGAGCAGTTGTCTATCGGAGAGAAAATTACAAATTTGCGACAGGTAATTAAGAGATTTTGCATTATGAATTACTCGGTTCCTTTTCCATATATGGACGCAGCAACTGGAGCGTACATTGGTGGTTTGGACCATTCTTCTTCTACATATCTTTTTAATCAAATTACTTTGGACCCTGCCTATTTCGGCGAAGCTACTGATATTTATAATGATTTTCAATCTATTTCATTTCCTACTACTAGATCCTCCGTTACTGGCGCAATTTCCACTCTTGATTACACTGCTATGATACGTTTTAAATCCATGCATCCGCTTTATCGTGTTTCTTATTTGTTTAGATTTTATAGAGGAGGGTTGCGCTATAAAGTAGTTTCAATTCCCTCTCTCGCAACACAATGTACTACCCAAGGATTTGCCGTTTCTACTGATGCTGTAGCGCACGACTACACCAATGTCATAGATGGAGTTAATGTGCGTCCAACTCGCTCTGCCTTGCCAACTTTCGCTGTTCGAGATCATGCTATAGTTGATAATGGAGTAGTGGCGCGACCCGTTATGGATACTTTTCTTACTCTCAATAATATGCAACGTTTCGAACATTTAGCCGCTTCCGACTTGAATAATGTTTTAGAGTTTGAAGTCCCTTATTATAATTCCATCCCCATTTCTGTCGTTACCGAAGGTAATCTTGGAAATGCGGATGGTCCCTTAGTTCGTAGAAATAAAGTATATCTCCGTCGTTCTCATGATCCTACTGGGTTAGATACACCTATAACTGACTTCCAAGAAGAACGTTATGGGCCAGTTATACGTCCCAAACTTTCTACAGCTACAACTTCTGGGGGTGTTACTCGTGCAACTTTTGGCGGTGCTTATGTTTATCAAGCAGCCGCTGACGACTTTTCTTTTGGTTATTTAGTCGGTCCCCCAGCTCTTTATAAAATACCATACGATTAATTTACTATAAGCTTGCTTAATGCTAGGCTAGCCGCGTAGTTGATACTTTATCTATCCGAAAGGGTGGTCACCTTGTGATAACAAGCAAGGTCCTGATTGTAACAACAGTCAAATATAATGAACCACCACGGGTGGATGTAGTTAAATTTGAACAGCAATTAGGTTCAGCCCTTTTGGTTAAAATTACTTTATTTCTTTGTTCAGGTTTAAGCCCCCTGTTTATGTCTATATGATTTCTTTATGACTTGCTATGTAGATGGG